ACTCCGCGGCGGTGGTGAGCGCGGGCAGGCGGTCGCGCAGCCGGCGCAGCTCGGCCTCCCAGTCCTCCCGGTCGGCCACGCACTCGCGGTACTTGGCCTCCGCCTGCCGCACCAGCACCGTCTGCAGCTCCTCGTCCGACAGCGTCGGGTCGAGGTAGAACGCCGGCAGCGGCTTGAAGTCGCCCATCTAGGCCGCCCGCCGGCCTTCGCGGGCGCGCACGGCCAGCCGGCTCCAGGCCGCCGGCCAGCGCCAGGCGTTCCCCTCCAGGCTGTGCTCGGCGGCCACGCGCCGGCGCAGGTTCCGCGCCACCCGGCGCCGCTCGGTTTCGTCCGCCACCAGCCGCTCGAGCGCGCCGAGCCAGTCCTCCTTGGTGGCGCAGAGGTAGCCGTCCTCCCCGTGGGCGATGGTCTGCCCGTAGATGGTGGGGGAGGCCACCACCGCCGACCCGCACGCCGCCGCCTCCCACGCCTTGATCGGGGTCTTGCAGCGGTTGAACGGCGCGTCCGCCAGGGGGCAGCAGGCGACGTCCACCTCCCGCAGCCCCAGCGGGTACGCCTCCAGGGGGAGCCAGTCGATGGCCCGGACGCGGTGCGGGGGCACCTGCTCGTAGACGGGCCGGGGCTGGTGGCCCTGCACCACGAACGTGACCTCCGGGTGGCGCTGCGCCAGCTGGCCCCACGCCCAGGCCATCGGCTCGACGTCCGCGTCCGGGCGCGCGCCGCCGGCCCAGCCGACCGTCAGCGGCGGGACGGTGCGGGGCCCGGCCAGGGCGAGCACGGCCTTGAACCGCCGCCGGTCCAGCGCGTTGGGCACCACCTCCACCGGGGCGTCGGTGTACTGCCGCACCACGGTCGCCAGACGCTGGCTGGTGACGGTCACGCCGTCGCACAGCTGCAGGGCGTCGATCCGGGAGCGCCGGTGCAGCTCCTTCACCGCCGGGCTCTCGTCCGGGAGGATGCCCCCGCGCAGCTGCTGCCGGACGATCCAGGGGCTGAAGAGGTCGTCGTCCACCTCGTACCACACGAACAGGCCGGCGGCGTGCAGGGCGCCCACCCAGCGCCGCCCGAACTCCCGGTAGGGGGCGTCCCAGCGCAGCCGGGCCAGCACCACCGCGTCGAAGGCCAGGAAGATCTTGTCCAAGTCGGCGTCGGTGTGCCAGCCCCACTCCACCGCGCCGACCGGGGCGCCCTGGCGCTGCAGCTCCGCCACCGGCTGGAAGGCGCGGTAGGCGGCGCACCCGCTCGCGTCCGGCACCAGCACGAGCACCCGGGGCGCCGCCCGACCGGGCAGGATCAGGCTCATGGGAGGGCGTCCGTCCGCACCCGGGGGATCAGCCCCATCTGGCAGTTGGGGTGCAGCAGGCCCGGCTTCTGCGAGAGGGGCACGACCCGCCCGTTGCGGGCGGCGCACGGCGCGTCGGTGTCGTTATGCTCGACGATCTCGACCGCCTCCACCAGCCCGGTGGCCGCGTAGCGGTTCAGGCTGGCGACGTTCTGGGCGTGGGCGAGCTCCGTCCGGGCGACCGTCTCCGCCCGGCCCTTCCAGGTGGTGCGGAAGAGGTGGTCGACGCCCCGGTAGCCCTCGGCCGGCACGCCGTACGCGACCTCGTGCGCGGAGTAGCCCCGCCGCTGCCCCTCCCGGAGCTGCGCCCGCAGCGCGGAGCGGGTGGCGGCGGTGATGAGCACCACCCGCTCCGCCGACTCGGCCAGGAGGGCCCGCGTCGCCGCGTCGTCCAGCCGGAACCCCTCGGCGTCGAAGCCCAGGAACGGGGCCAGCGCGGAGCCCACCGCCTCGTGGGCGGCCGCGAGCATCCCGACGTAGCGGGGGTCCAGGATGGCGGCCAGCGCCTCCTGCTCCGCCTCGTCGTCGTAGACGTCCTCGAGGCGCACTAGTCCGCTTCCCCGGGTTCACGCACCTTCGGCGTCACCGGCCGGGCCGCGCCGCGCCGCCCCCGCCGGCGCTGCCAGCGGCGCCAGTTCCGGGTCACCCGCTGATACTCGTCAGGGGGCACGTCGCCCCACGTCACCCCGCCGGTGCGCGGGAGCCGCTCGGGGTGCCCAGCGATGTAGTCGATCCAGTCCACGCCGGTCGGCACGTCACCCCTCCCGCAGCACGGCGTCGACCACCCGGCGGTGCTGGGCGGCGAAGTACGCCTCCAGCGCCCGGCGCAGGCCGGGTTGGGCCATCGCCGTCACCGCGTCCAGCATGGCCGGCAGGGCCGGGACGGCGACCGCCTTCGTCTCCAGGTCGGCCAGCGCCTTCGCCGCACCGTCCGCCGGCGGGGGCAGGCGCCGCTGCCCCGCCTGGCCGTCCGGCAGCGCCCCCGGCCCGCCGGGGAGCAGCGCCGGGGGCGTGGGCGGGGTGAGGTCGTCCCCGCCCTCCACCGGGGGCAGCCCCACGTCCTGGCGGGCCTCGTTGACGGTGATCCACTTGTGCTGCACGCCCAGGTCGAGCCGGGCGTACTTCTTGTCCTCGTCCTCCTGCAGCGCGCGGACGTCCGTGAGGTCGAACTTGCAGAAGGTGCGCCGGTTGGTGTCGAAGTCGGGCAGCAGCTGGAGGTTGACGGTGCCGGCGTCGTCGTTCCACAGCGGCACCAGCTTCGTCTCGGTGAACATCTCCCGGGCCTCCCGGACGTTGCTGTACGTGCTCCGGTCGAGCCCGGCGCCCAGGCCGGCGACGATGGCCGGCACCCCCATGACCGCCGAGATGCGCTCCTCGGGCACCCGGTGCAGGGCCTTGAGGTCCAGCTGCTCGGGGGAGAAGCCGAACTGGGCGGCGGTCGCCCCGTTGTTGAGCACGCCCACGGTGCCCCGGCTGTCGCCGCTGAAGCGGGTGGCGATGTTCTGCTTGAGCCGGTCGGCGTCCTCCTGGGAGAGCGTGCGGTCGGGCGTGGTGACGATCAGCCCGGGGACCGCGAAGTTGGCCAGCAGGGCCAGCATGAACCGCGTGGTCTCGTCGTCGCTGGCCACCTCCTGCAGCAGGCGCCGCAGGGGCGAGCAGCCCAGCCGGTGGTCGGCGTCCTCCAGCCCCAGCCGGAAGTGGATCACGTCCTCCGGGCGCAGCCGGCGCCGCTTGCCCGGCTCCGTCTCGTACTCGTACCAGGAGATGAACACCCCCGCCCGCCGGTCCTCGGGCGTGGTGATCGGCTGCACCCGGGTGGGGGAGAGCGGCCACAGCTCCACCACGTTGCCCCCGGCCGGGTCGCCGGCGCGCACCTTCTCGAGGTAGGCGTTGCCGTGGACGTGCTTGGCGAACTCCACCCAGTACCACAGCTCCGAGACGGAGTGGAACGGGTTGGGGCGCTCGAGCAGCCCCTGGAGCGGGTGCTCGGGCAGGAACTTGGGCTCACCCATCGTCTGCCGGCGGAAGACCCGCAGGGGCGGCTCCGGGAACGCCGTGCAGATCACGTTCAGGCAGGCGAAGACGGCGCTGTTGGCCGCGGCGCCGGCGCTGCTGGGGGCGGCCGGCACCCAGGTGGGGAGCGAGTCGGGCAGGAAGCGCTGGTAGAGGCCCGGCCCCGGCTGCGGCGGCACCCCCGGCCAGAAGGGGGGCAGCTCCTTGCGCTCGGCGGGCGGCAGCGGCGGGGCGGCGCGGGAGAGCAGGATGCCGGCGGCGACCGGGTCGCGGCGCCAGTCGGGGGGCAGCAGGCGCGGTGCGGACGTCATACGGTCTCCATCAGAAGAACTGCGTCGTGCCCCCCTGTCCCCGACAGCGTACCGCCAGCGCCAGGGCGCAGACGCAGTCGTCGTGCAGCCCCTCGGCGACCCGGTAGCGCACGCCCGTACGGGTGTACTCGTACTCGAAGGCCTCCAGCTCCGAAACGATCGGCCCGGGCGGGTAGGTGACCTCGCCCTGCTGGATGGCCACCGCCAGCCCCTCCATCAAGGACTGCTTGCTCGGGCTGCTGAAGAGGAAGCCCTCCACGTTCGCCCCGCTGCGCTGCAGGCGCTCCACGATCGGGTCGCCCACGCCCGTGGCGTCGCAGAGGGCGGGCGTGCGGCCCAGCGCCCGCAGCACGCGGGCGGTGGTCTCGTCCCACGGGGCCCGGAAGCGCTCGAAGCGGCAGCAGCGCCCCTGGGCGTCGAGCCCCACCACCACCGTCCAGTCCACGCTCTTGGCCAGGTCGACGCCGAACGCGACGGGGGCGCCGGCGGTGATGGGCGCCCCCTGGCGGCGGATGGCGTCCAGCCCAAACGGGTTGCCCTCGTCGTCGCTGGGCTCGGCCAGGTAGAGCTCCCGGAAGACGGCCTCGGGCAGGGTGCGCCGGGCGTCCTCGATCTCGTCCCGGCTCAGCACGCCGGCGCCCACCGCGTCGTGGGCCGTGATCCGGGCGTAGCTCATGCCCGGCTCCCCGGCCTCGGCCCGCCGGGAGAGCTGGTAGAACCAGTTGCGGCGCCCCTTGACGTTGCCGATGAGGCGCACCGGGCCCCGGGTGTGGGTCAGGGTCGAGCGCAGGGCGTGCCAGCTCTCCTCCTTGACCCGGCTCGCCTCGTCGACCACCGCCGCCCAGACGTCGTCCCCGTAGAGGCTGTCGGCGTGGTCGCCCCCCTTGAACGCCAGCACCGAGCCGTTGGGGAGGGTGAGGGTGAGCTCGCCGTCGTTGGCCACGTAGGCCGCCGGCGGCAGGCCCCGCTTCATCCGCCGGAACGGGATGCGGGCCTGGGCGTACACCGGGGCGATCCACCAGAACTGGCGCCCCGGGCCGCCCCGGTGGACGAGCGCCTCCTCGAGCAGCCAGGCCATCGAGCCCACCGTCTTGCCGCTCTTGGAGCTGGCCTCCACGAGGGCGTAC